ATACACCATTATACAAATCTTCGTCGTCTACTCGATGTATAAATGCATGGTTTTGTTTTCTATCAATCTGTTCGTGATGTGATATGTAGAACGTGTTAACAAATTCTGTATCAATACTAATATTAGCGGTACTCATCCAAAACATATCAGTTGTGCTAGTTTCTAATGCGTTTATATATTCTTTATATGTATCAATATTGAATATATCATACGAACAAGGTTTACTAACTTGTATATCTACTTCTTTTTTGTTAACAAAAAATCGATGCTGTAACTCTCTATCTGAGATTGTTGCATTTTTAGGTATTAGCAAAACGCCATCATAAAACTCATTATTTTTAAATACATGAACATAATCAGTGCTCCACGCATCTACCTCGTAATCAAAGTTAAAATCATCGTTTATTGTAATGTCAGGCCACACTACCCAAAACATCTTAGTAATACAAATACGCTTTGCGGCATCTAGTGTATTTGCATGTTTTAACAGAGGAAATCGGTGTTTTGCTGATTTCCATTGTTTATTTTTTTCGCCAATAAATATTATATCATACATACAGTAGTTATAACATATTTTAATCAACAAGTCAAGAACAGAATGTGATAAATACTAGAGAAGAGGAACCAACAAAAATGACCGATTTTATACCAGGTGAAGCATACCGACTAGATATTATTACAGCAGACGAGACAGTGATTGTCGATAGCTGGCAGGGACAGGTTAAAGCAAGTGTTGTTGATGTCAACGGTATTATATTAGTCGACGTCGAAACTGGAAACTTGTATGGTTCTTTGATTGGAACCATTGAAGATACCGAAGGTAATACTATTTTATCTTCCACAGGCAATCTAACTGGTAGTGTTACTGGTAGTGTCTACGACGACAACGGTGCTTTGGCATTTGATGGCGAATCTGGATTGGTTATTGCCAATGTTATTGGAAATGTTGTAGATAGCAATGGCGATCCTATTGTTAATGCTGGAGCAAGATCTATTACTGCTGATAGTATTACTGGATCATTTTACGGAGAACTTACAGGTAATATAACTGCGGATAGTGTAATATATGGCACATTTAATGGAGACTTTAATGGCACAAGCTATGGAGACTTTTTTGGCGATACTACAGGTACACACACAGGCGAGGTAGTAGGCGATGTAGTAGGTGATGTCACAGGCAATGTCACAGGCAATCTTACCGGCGAACTGCTTGCTATACAGCCAGGCGATGATATTGCTACACGACTTACTGGACACAACAATACTGGTGGATACGATCAATGGGAGTTTTACGGTGGACTTGCTCATCCTGTTTATCCTGCAGAGGATGCAGTTGCACGTGGTCCTATAGTAAATATTGGTGCAACTAGAGCTGACACAGAAGTAAGAGCCAACTTAAATCATTACGATGGCACACCAGTAATGAGATTGTCTTTGGAAAGTTTGCCAACTTACAAAGCCGATTTTATGGGAAGACTTATTGGAGCAGTTGCATATGACACACAAGGTGATAGTGGATTTATTAATATTGTATCAGGTTCAAATAATGGCACAAGTATTAGTTCAGTAAATGATATAATAACTATTGGTGATGAAAACGATGAAGTTAATATCACTGGTGATAGCATACACTTTCAAACTGATACCATTGACTCGCTTTCGCATAGAGGATCACGTGATGCTAAAACGTCACTATTAAACAATGATGAACTTTTAACTATTGAAAGTTGGGGATACAACGGAACTGAATATAAACGTGGTGGACTATTTGGTTTTAAAGTCGACGGTACTCCTGATGCAAACGGAAATGCCATACCTTCAAGTTTTGGTGTTCAGCTAAGTACGCCAACTAATACACATGTTACTAATACAGCAAACAAACTAGAGTTTACTAATAAAGGTGTATTAGAAGTTCCGGTATTTAAAGCAAGAGGTACAACATTTGCTGACAGAGATAGTATGACTCCAGAAGCAGGCATGATATTATTTAATACCAGTAACAACAAGTTTCAAGGATACAACGGAACTTCTTGGGTTGACTTAGGTTAAAATATATGTTATAGTTAAAAAAAGATCATAGGAGCACAAGTGCGGATTTTTATTAACGGCGAACAAATTTCAAAACAATGGATTAGCGACTATACTATTAGTAGTCCAGTAGATTGCTACAGTGACAAACCTGACTGGGAACAAAACGTTTTAAAGTTATTACACAACTGGTATTCAGATTCTGGATATAGTTATGGTTACAGAGGTGATAAGTTTTTAAATCTTAGTACAAGTGGTACAACTGGATTTCCACAACACATCGGTCATTCAAGAGAAACTATCGAACAGGCAGTTGATTCTAATATTAAAATACTAGGTCTAAATAAAAATAGTAAAATACTCAGTTACTATAGCCCAAAAGGTATTGCGTTCAGTGTACTCAGTGTATACCTAGCACTAAAACTTGATTGCGATTTATATATTGAAACATTTAACGGTATAGACTATATAAATCGCATACACGATATACGTCCAACACATACACTATTATTGCCTAATGTTTGGAAAACATTACACAAGCATCCTAAATGGAACACATTAGATTACAGTAGTTTAGAAACTGTTATTACAGGTAGTGATTTTACACCAACTGGTATGTTGGACGAACTACGTGAACATAACCCTGGAAAAGTTTATAATGTATACGGTAGCACCGAGGTACCGCCAATGGTGTTGTACAGCGAGGAAGAAAATACTTATACAGCAGACAGCATTGCAGAAGGTGCCGAACTAGATATTGTAAATAATCAGATTGCTTGTAAATGGAGTAGCCAAGCAGATATTTGGATAAGTGGTGATTGTGTTGACGGAGATAGGAATAGATTTACGCTAAATGGGCGTGTTCCAAATATGTTTAAACAAAATACAGTACGTGTATATCCTGAACAGATAGAAAAAGCTGCTGTTGCGGCAGGAGCCGAACTAGCACTATGTCAGCAAGTAGGAAATCATTGTGTATTATACTATACAGGCGATATAGAAGATATAAAAACATTTAATGATAATCACAAATACATTCCACGATTTAGACTACGAGCAGTAAATAATATTGAGATAGACGATAATCTAAAAAAGATTGTAAGGACACAAAAGTTTGTATAAACTAGAGAAATATAGCAGCCAAGATCTTACACAGTTTTACAAAGATGCAGAAGCTAAAGGATTCTATAATAATAGCAGCAAAGAAATGCTGCTTGATTATATCGAAAAATACAACGATACACAGATGTTTTTATTGTACTGGAATGATAGAGTTGTTGGTACAAGTGTGTGTCACAGTTTGAAAGAACTTGGAATATTAGGCAAAAACGCATATCGTATCAGCGCCAGGACTTGTGTAATCAATGACTACATAGGCGGCACAAGGGCACACAGTGTACACAACTACAGACACTCTCCTATGAACCACTGGACTAGCCAAATGCTTACACCTGTTTGTATGTACGCTGTAGGGCTAGACAAGCCGCAATACATTAGTACTAACACCAATGAAGTAGGAAGTCAAAGTAAAGTACACCGAATTTGGTCTAAAATTATGCACGATCAAGGATATCTGAAAGATCCAATCGAACTAGAATACAAAGGATCTTTCCAAACATTTTGGCGTGTTGATGTAGAGTTTTATTTGAAGAAACTTAATGAAAACATTTGGCCTGAGACCAAAGAAGCTTTAGACATATTTCTTACATAGATCAAAAAAGTCTGTCATTTCTGGAAACACTTCTTCGTGATTAACATTACGTCTACGTCCTTGCTCTTCAAAAAAGTTATGAAAATCTCTACGTCCTTGAATAACTTTGTCTAGTGGATATTCTGTAGACTCCATGTAATCAACTACACGACGAAATTTTTCATATTCAATAGTACTAAATGCATCTTTACGATTGTCATCTGTATTTTCTTTTATAAACTGCAAATGATCGTGCATATAACTCATGTAGTTTTTAGGCAAGATATTAATATCATACTGCAACGGCTCTTTAAGATGCGGAGTATCAAATCCTAAACGTTGCCATCTGTGTGTTTCAACATCATTATATTTTTTACGCCATTCAAGAATCTTTTCAAGCAATGTACGGAATGTAGTTACACTGAAAATATTAAATGTAATCATAATAACCATCGGTGCTTCACAGTTACGCATAAAGTAATCTAAGTTGCGTTCAAAAACTTCGATGTCTAAACCATCACGGATATACTCTGCACGTTTGCCCCAAGTGTCAATACTTGTAAACATTTTAAAACGTCTAATCTTATTATTTGTAAGCAAATCATTTACACGGTTTGTAAACTTTTCCAACTGTTTTGGTTTGCCGCCTAAGTTACTGTTGCAGTTTAGTTCTAACTCTGGTTTAGGATCAGCATCCAACATATCAAACAACTTGTATGTACTTTGTTGTATTGTAGGCTCTCCGCCAGTGATACGCAAAATGTGCAAGTCTTTACTAAGCTCAGGCCACCATTTCCAAAATGCATCTAAATACGGATTATTTTGTTCTTCAAATATTTCAAACCAATCAATATCACATCTATGATTTTTTACATTTGTGTAAGGACCGTGTTGTTTAATTTCTTGATGATATCTGCTACTTGCTTTAGGATGACAATATCCACAGCGGAAGTTACATTCATTACCAAACGAGACTTCCAAGTATTCTGGATTAACATCAAACTCTGCACCACCTTCTTTAACAGCTTTCAAGCGTTCTTTGAAAAAGATAGTTTGGTTGCGTTGTTTTCTATCACTAACATAGTCTTTGCCCATTGCTTCAATCTTCCAGCAATAGTTGCATCCACTAGGTTGTTCACCTTTCATCATAGCAGCACGTTCTGCTTTCTTTTGTACAGTATTGTGTATAGCACTCGGATTGGTTAATAACGGTGCTGCATCAATCTTGTGCGGTGCAGGGTGATAACAACTGTGTGTCTCACCTGTTTGAAAATAAATGTTTGCGTGATACCATTTAGCAAAACAAAACGTAGGAGATATTTCCTGCGTGATTTTATCAATCCGCTTGATTTCTTCGCTTTCGCTGCGTTCCATTATTGCTCTCTATCTAAGAATTGTTTGCTGTTATCGCGTGTAGGATTTTGATATACTGATTTAAAAAACTGGCTTTGTGCTGCATCAAAAGGAGTCATTGCAATTGGAAGTTCAAGATTATCTATTAATGCATTTCCTAAAGATTCTGTTTCTTCTAACAAATTTTCTTCACTAACATTAAGCGAAACTGTGCTATCCCAATACTCGTTAAGCCAATCAAAGTCTCTTACATTAATAAAGTTCCAGTCAGTACACATTGTTTTGTATAATCCTTCGCGGGCGCCGTATATAGCCCAACGTCCATTTTCTACATCTGCGCCTACCATTAGCCAAATATACAAACGATGTAAATTTTTCCAATGATTCTTATAAAAGTCTTCTGTAGTTACACGCAAGCCTTGGTCCAATGCCATTTTGCAGCCTTCTCGGAAACCAGCACGCCATGCTTGATGTGCAGTTGCATTATTGTGGATTGTACTATATGTACCATTCATTTGAATGTATTGTGTATCCCAACAAAAATCTACCTGTGCATGAGGATTAGATTCTGGTGCATTTTCGTGTGTACGCATATTTAATACATGCTGTTTAGGCCAACACTTGATGCCGCCGTTGCCGTATGTAAGATTATTAATAGTATTGCGAGCTGTCCAACTAATCACTTTATTTGTTAAGTCTGTGTTTTCATCAAAGTCCATTGCCTGTGATAAAAACTTTTCATCAATAATGTTATCGCCGTCGATTGTAATAAACCTATCAGTGGTTGATTTATTGGCTGCGGCTTTGTGTGCGCTATCACTGCCTTTTACACCATGTACACGTTCTGCCCACGGAACTTTCTTGCATAAATCTGCATAGTTTTGTTCTGCATTAGGCTCGTCGTATGACAAGTATATAATATCGCAATCAATAACTCTAAACGTATTAGCCATTTATTTCCTCATAATGATATGTATCAAACCTACGCATAGTATATACTGAAACTTCAGTGTCGTCAAGTTCAAAGTCATATTCAAATGGCACTTCGTTACCATTACTAAAACGTATTAATCTGTATAATACATTTGGATCGTCTTTTTTTGTTATACTAAAATAATAGTTTGAAAGATCAATTGAAAGATTTTTATCATTTAAATCTTCTATGAAACTTGGATCAGCTGATATTTTCCAAACATTTTTTATATTATCTTTGGTAAAGACTATTTGTTTATTGTCAGGCACTGTTTTAGGAATCTGATACATAAATGCCCACATCAACTTATCTTCGTCAATTTGTGTTTGATTTTTAATATGATATTTTTTATCTATAAAATCGTATTCAACTTTATAATCTAATAAACTCCAATGTCCTTCTATAAACTTCTTAACATCTTCAAAATCGCATTCAATAAACTTAAATCTGTCATCAGATTCTTTTGAAATTTTATAGATATTTCCATCATCGTCAAAACATACAAATCGTTTCATACTATATTCCTAAACATTTTTCATATTTTTTCATTAGATTATTATTTAAGAAATCTTTTTCAGTGTAATGAAAAATACCTGATTGTTGATGATTTCCTATTTTTAGACTCAAGTTGCTATCAAAATAAACACCAACTCTATCTTGCCAACGGTATGCAAAGTTAACATCCCAGTTTTGTACCTTTGGTTTCATATGTGTAAATGTAGGATTTTTAACTTTACTATTTGTAATCAAATGTTCTATATCCATTATTTTACATGCAACTGCTGCACTTACATCCATACTCGGACGCAATGCAAACTTCTTACCGTTGCCGGCTGCTTTGTAAAACTGCTCCCAGTTATTTGTTATCATCTCAAGCCAAGTATAAAACTCATGTGCTAAATCTGATTTCTTAAACCAATGGAACCCACTATACAAGTTTGGAAGACTGTATTTTTTAAATGCTTTGCGATAATAGTTATCGTCAACTAGTTCGCCACGATATGTATATACATTACTAGTATAGAATAAATCATAGTTTTTTAAAAAGTCAAACCAACTATTAATATCCTCAAGTATTAACATATCTGTATCGATTACAACAGTTTCGTTATACGGAATAGCATGGTATATTTTCCAACGATTGCTGATTTTCCAATCTTCATCAGCAGCGTGATCTCCCCATGGTATTTCTACAATATGATCAAACAAAGGTTTATATTTTGTAGGTACACTATTATTGGTAATAAGACAAATACTAACATCTTTGTTTGTAGCATGTATACTCATTGCTGCTAAACATGCTTGTCTAACATAATCAAAGTCACTATTCTGTGCTAACATTGTAAAGTTATTGGTCAATAATTCTCTCCAAACTAAACTTATTCATTATATGACAGTTACTACCTTTGAGATTTACACCAGTGTATTCTCCAAGTCTCTTATTTTTTTGCACTAATATTTTTATTTCATCGTCTTTGATATCAATAGCTACATCCTTATCGGTTGCATAAAACTTTGTACCTGGTAAACTACCAACAAAGTTTCCTTTTTGATAACCATTCATAATATGAACTGCAATACTAAATGCAAAATCATTTCTATAAACACTTGTTTTAAACTGATACATATTACGATAGTGTATATAGTTTTCTTCAATATGACTGATTAGATTAAAAAATATGTTGTTTTCTTCTGTTTTTCTAAAAAAGAAAACTGTAGCCCAATAAAAATCTACACTAGTATCACTAACTTTTTCAAACTCAGGTACTATTTTATGTATGCCAATATGCGTAGCATCCTTGTATAGCAAAAGATCCTTTTGCTGTGCAAAACAGTTATTTAAAATATTATTACTAATAATATAATCAGTGTCCATTACAATAGTAGAATCATACGGTGTTAAATCATATGCCATTGATCTGTTTTTATTATTAAACTTTAATGTTTTGTCGCTAAAATCTCCGTCAGCATATCTTTTATTAGTACTGTTTTTAGCCATGTCATTTGAATGTATAACATAATCAAATACATCAGTATCATTTGGATACATATTTTCAATGTCTGTATCTGTAACAATCGATGTGGGCAAGTCCATATACTTGCGTATGCGCTTTGCAAGGAAAATAGCTTGCTTTACATAATCAATCGATTTGTTGTTACTTGCAAATAACAATACACCCTTTGTCATAAATCCATAATACTTTCAACTGTTCTGTTTGTTTTTAACTTATTATATTCAGTTAGGTATTTGTTTGTTGATTGCCAATAAACATTTACTAGTTCATTAGCAAACTCTTGCAGTGCTTCAATTTCAATAGGTATGCTGCTGTCATCAACTAAGATAGTTTCAGTTTGATGTAGTGCTAGTAAACTCTGACAAAAACTTATAAGATCTTTTGTTACTGAAAACTGGCCACCGTTAAAGTAATAAACAAGGTTTTCGTGATACTGTTCTTTTAGCAATCGTTTTTGATTATTCAATGTAATCATATAATTGCTAAAATCTAATGCTTTTTCTAAGCGTTCGTCCATAAATTTCTCCTACCAGTAATAGTAGTATATATCCATTAGACTAGGTTGTCAAGTTAAAAATCGGAATCTTTTGTTCCAGTTGGTGTAGGCAACGCAATAGCGTTATAAGTAACACTATCCCATACAAAATCACTAGAAGGTGTATAAGTGTAAACTGTACTATTGATAGTTGCTGTAACACTTTCGTCTACTAGCTGTCCAGCTGGGCCGCCTGGTTCTGCTTGGCCGCCTGTTCCAGAATCGCCGTCGTCTAGTTCTATTTTAAACTTTAGCTGTGTTGCTGTGTTAAATGCAGTGTTAGTACTTGCATAAATCCTAAAAAAGTTATCATCATAAATCTGTGCTACAGGTACATCACCAGGATTGCCGCCTACTCTACCGCCACCTTGCTTTTCAAAAATCTTTGTGGTCGGAGCGCCGGTTGCAATACTTGCATTACTGTATCCTGTTCCGGTGCCAGTTACTGAATCACAACGCCATGTTGTTTGATTTACCCTGCCAAATCGTATTTGTCCAGCATCATTTAATACTTGTGCCCAATCCCAATCTTTTGTATATTGAGTTCCTGTAGTGCCGCCGGATGCATTTGCTGCAAATCGTATTTCGCCGCCTGCTGCTAAAAAATATAAAAAGTTTTGATGCGATCCAAAATCAACTGTAACTTCGTGTGATATAACTTTAACTGCGTCTGCAGATCCACCAAAACTTGTAGTACGAGAGCTAGTTGTGCTTGCGCCGCCGGATGTCTCTAACGGATTTGGACCATCAAAACTACTGGTTGGAAAATCTGTAGATGTATGATTAAAGGCTAAAATAGTATTTGCCGTAGTAGTTAAGTCAGTAATATGTTGTTCAGCAATTTGATCAACACCTTGTTCAAAATCAGTAGGGTCTATATCAGTTGCTAGTGCTCCTGTTTGATGAACATGTGCAGCTTGTATATCCAACCATAAATCAAAATATTGTTGTTCAGTTACTGTATCACTTACACCCGGAGTGTTACCTCCAACTACTATACCACTACTAAAACTTCTGCCATAGCCGCTTGTGCTTGTTAAAGGTGTTGTTAAAGATCCGTAATCAGTCCAAACAGATTGATCGCCCACTCTTCCAGCTATTGATTCTCTAATGTTATTATAGTTAAGAGCTGTTATTTGTGGCATCTATGTTCCCTTTTTTATAATATAACATACTATACATTGTATGTCAATCATAAATCACTTGTTTTTGCATATGAAGGTGCTGGTGAATTTACATACGATCCTGATGCTCTTATATGAGAAACTGAACTAGTGAGAACACCTGCTACATATTCGTCGGCGCCACCGGAGCCTACATCCAAATCATTAAAAACAATATTAAAAGTAATATCAGTATTATTTGATTCTAGCTTTGCTTGAATATAGTATTCGTTGTCTGAATAGCCTCCGGCAATACTACCTGTTTTTCTATATATAGTTTGATATGAAGTTGTTAAATCCTCGTTTCCTATAGCATAAGAAGTACCAGATGGTTTTGTATTAGTAGTTACTGTTCTGCCAAACTTTATCTGTCCGGCATTAAATATAATATCGTACCAGTCTTGATTTTTTTGTAGGTTAGTATCTGCTGGTACATCATCGATATTAATAGAAGCATCAAATCTAATTTCGCCGCCTGCATTAAAAAAACATCTACGAGCAGCAACCGATGAAAAAGATATTTTAATAGTATGGTTAACTGATTGTGGTTGAGAGGTACCGCCCCAAGGCGATGTAGCGCCATCTCTTACACTATTAACTCCGCCAGATTCAATATCTGCTTGATTACCATTTAATACAAATCGATCATTTTCAAGTTCAACTATTAATATTTCATATGCGTTATATAACGAATCTTCAATTTCTAAAGAAGTAGTAACTGTGTTAATAGTAACTGGTGCTGTATTATTAATGTGTATATATACTTTTTCAAAGTCGGTATATAAGTTATTCATATCAGAAACTAATACTTCGTTTCCTTCGGCAACGGGATTACTCGATACAGTATTATTGTATCCTTTATCACCAGACCCAACTCCTAATAATGCTGAAATTTTTCCTTGTAGTTCGTTGTATCTTGATTGTGAGATAATGTCGCCGACTGCCATAACTTTTCCTTTTTAGTATTTACACTTTTAAAACGCACTCAACCAACTTTTCTGAAGGGTCATCGCTTGATTCTAATGCAATACCAACTAATGCTTTAGTAGCAGTTTGAGAAGCAACTCCGTCTTCCCATGCATACAATGCCATTCCTTTTTGAACTATGCCTGTGCATCTTACTGGTACACGGCCCTTTAGTGCAATAGCTTGTCCGTCGATTTCTGAATTCATTAAATAAGCTGGATTTTCACTAATAACACCTATAGCAAAATCGCTCGATTTTGCTGGTCTTGTTTCTGCACTAATATCACGTGCTTCTACAAACTTAGCATTTGATACTGCCATTACTGTTCCAACTGGATGTGTTTCTTCTGTGGTATATTTTTCTGCAAGGTCGGCATAACGTGCTTTAGTTGCAGTACCATTAAATACTGTTGCTGTTAAGTTGCCACTGCTATCTCTAGCTGCAATAGTATTTGCGCCTGCTGTAGTTGATGCGCTACGTCCTGTGCCGCCTACATCAAGTGCATTTGCATTTGTTGCAGTGCCATTAAATGTAGTAGCATAAATTGTGTTAAACTTCTCAGTTGCACTACCAATATTATATATGTTTGTTGTTTCAGGATAAATTCCTTTATCAACTGCTGCGTTTCTTATTGAAACAATTCCTGTAGCTGATCCAGCAGCTGGTGCAGTTAATGCAAACAATATCTTGTTACTTGCGTTATTTTGATTTACAAGTCTTGGAACTGTGCCATCATTTACGTCTATCTTTAGATCATTACTATTACCAACTGTAAATCCAGCATCTCCCAATGCTAATGCATCAGTTGTTTTTAAGTAATCACTTGCTAAAAATCCACCCAAACGCAATGCATCATTAGCAGTACCCCAAATGATTGGTTCATTTGTAGCGCCTGTTACTGGCTGGTCTAGAGCATTTTTTGTAATACCTGTGGCACTATTGACTAGTGTAATACCTTTTTTGATTAAACTAAATCCTGTTAAAGATGGAACACCAGCTGCTTGTACGCCATTTAATGTAAACTCTTCTCCGGAGATTATATACAGGCTAACATCATTTATTAGAGCAACAATAATAGTTTTTTCAACTGCTGGAACAGAGTTATCTGTAACATTAACACTAAGCATCTGTGTTGTTCCGCTTCCTGCACTCTGAGGACCTACTAATATAAACTCGCCTGCGGCTGTTTTACCATATAACTGATTACTTGTACTGCTCCACCACAAATCGCCTTCATCTAGTCCTGCTGGTTCAGAACTTGATACTTCGGTACCGCCTGCTGTTTTCCATGCACTACCAGTATAAAACTTTAGTTTAGTAGTTCCAGCATCATACCATACCTGGCCATCAATGGCTTTAGCAGGTGCAGTAGTTCCTCTGAAGTTTTCTAGTAAATGAACTAGGTTTTCATTTTGGGCTTCGCCAAATCCACTATAGTTTTTACCAATAAGTTTTAGATCAGTTGTTTGATCTATTGTGCCGTCTTCAACGACTGTTATCTGTGTAC